CTGTATGAAGCGCTGGAAACGGCCACATCCGCGCACGAGAATCCTTTGTCGATCATCATCTCGACCCAAGCGCCGAGTGATGCTGATCTGTTAAGCGTTCTCATCGACGATGCAAAGCAAAAGCACGACCCCAGGACCAAGCTGTTCCTTTGGACGGCCCCCGAGGGTGAAGACGCATTTTGCGAGAAAACCATACGAATGGCGAATCCAGCCTTCGGTGATTTTCAGAATGCAAAAGAAGTCCTCGCAATGGCGCAGGATGCCAAGCGAATGCCCTCCCGAGAGGCTGAGTATCGAAACCTGATACTTAATCAGCGGGTCGAGGCTTACAACCCATTTGTCACCAAGTCCGTTTGGATTCAATCGGGCGAGATGGGGCATTTGACCGGCGAGGTTTATGGGGGTCTGGACTTATCCGAGACGAACGATTTAACCGCATTGGTACTGGTCGATCCGTCTGGTGATACGTTTGACGTGAAGGCTACCTTTTGGCTACCCGAGGAAGGGCTGACAGAGAGGGCCAGGAAGGACCGCGTACCCTACGACCTGTGGGCCAAAGAAGGCCACCTGACCACGACCCCTGGCAAGTCTATTGAATATGAGTATGTGGCTCAGTACATAGCCGACCTATTCAACACAATCAACATTGCCCGCATCGCATTTGATCGATACAACATGCGGCACCTCAAGCCCTGGCTGATCAGGGCCGGTTTGAGCGAGTCCCTGATCGATGAGAGGTTTGTCGAATTCGGGCAAGGGTATGTCTCGATGGGTCCGGCGCTTAGGGTTTTGGAATCATTACTCTTAAACGCCAAATTGAGACACGGCAATCACCCCATATTGAATATGTGTGCGGCCAACTCGGTTGTGAAATACAACGAGGCCGGTGACAGGAAGCTGGACAAAGCAAAGTCACGGGGGCGCATAGACGGGATGGTTAGCCTGGCGATGGCCTGTTCTGTCGCTAATGAGGAGCGGGGCAGGGCGTTAGTCTTCCCCGTCGAGGAGGAGGACATTCTGGAGTGATTGAGTCGAGCTGGAAGCGAATAGCGGGGGTACACGTCCAATCGGATGGTGATATAGCGATGGTCTGGCTGGCTCAAAACAAGACCGATGACTGCATCCACCTCTATGACGCATGTATTTTTAAGCGCGAGGTTCTAGCGGTAATCGCCGAGGGCATAAACGCCAGGGGCCGGTGGATTCCCGTAGCCTGGGAAAAGAAGGCAAAGGACACCGCAGACAAATTGCTAGAGCGGGGCTGCAAGATGCTGCGAGATTCCAATGATGACTCTGACTCGATGGCAGAAGCGATCTCAAGAGACATCTGGGAACGGATGCGGACCCACAGATTTAAAGTTGATAAGCGACTCAAAAATTGGCTTGAGGAAAAGCAGGGATTCAGCCGGGATAAACAAAAGATTCCCCGAGACACCTTCCCGCTCATGTCAGCAACGAGACACGCTATATCGCAACTGAATTTTGCGAAGCGCCAGGCACCACCGAGATCGAAACGGAAACACCAAAAGAGGATAGCCATTGTATGAGCATAAAACACGAGCAGGAAATCAAAGATTTACAGGACAGGCTTGACGCAGTTGAGAGTCTTTTAGCTGAGACCGCCCAGGTGGTACAGAAACTGACCAAAACCCCCAAGGGAACGAAACATTAATGAAACTGAGTGACCGCGAAATCCTCTCAATGGTGGACCAGGAATTTGAATCGGCTATGGGTTCATCTGACGGCCAGATTTCTATTGAACGTGCTAACGCGTGGCGTTATTACAACTCTGAACCCCTGGGGAATGAGGTCGAGGGCAAGTCCCAGGTAGTAAGCTCGGACGTTTCGGATGTGGTCGATGGAATTATGCCATCACTGCTGCGGTTGTTCGCTACCAAAGATAATTTGGTGTCTTTCGACGCAACCGGACCCGAGGATGAGCCATTGGCGGCTCAAGAGACTGATTACATCTCTCATGTCTTCTTTAAGAAGAACGAAGACAGCTTTTTGACCCTTCACCACTGGTTTTTTGACGCTTTAGTCCAGAAAAACGGCATAGTCAAGGCGTGGTGGGATGATTCCGAGGTAATCACCGAAGAATCTTACACAAATCTCACCGAGCCAGAGGTTTTCAAGCTCTTAGAAGATGAAGAGCTAGAAGCCGTTGAACGAGATGAGCATTTCGGTGAGACGGTCATCAACAACCAGATCGCAAAGATCACTTTGCACGACATTCGGTTCAAAAGGACCACCAAAAGACGGGCCATAAGGGTCGAAAACGTCCCCCCAGAAGAGTACAGAATCTCATCTGACGCCACCAAAGTGAACCCCTCTAAAGCCAGAATGGTCGGTCAAGAGCGCAATATCAAGCGTTCTGAGCTGCTAGAGATGGGTTTCGAGAATGATGTGGTCTCTGGCCTACCAGCAGAGGGCAGAAATTGGGATTCCGAGGAATTAATCGCTAGAAGGGGCCTGGATGAAGAGAGAACTGGGCGGCCTGACAAGTCCCAGGAAGAAGTTAAGGTCCGAGAGGCGTACATATACATCGATTTAGAGGGCGATGGCAGGTCGGAATTAAGGCAGATATTCACCTCAAATAGTGTGCTTTTGTCCAACGATCCGGCTGATAGGCAGCCTTTCCACGTTTTATCGTCAAAACCGCTACCACACAAGCATTTTGGCACCTGTCCTGCTGAATTGGTGATGGACATCCAGAAGGTCAATACCACTCTGACCAGGCAGATACTGGACAACCTCTACCAAACAAATAACCCAGGACACGCGGTATACGAACAGGCGATTGGCGAGACTACGATGGATGATCTTCTATCCACCGAAATAGGCTCTGTGACCGTATTTGACCGACCAGTCAGTGAGGCATACGCCCCAATGACCACACCTTTCACCGCTGCGGCAGCTTTCCCGATGCTTGAATACTGGGACAACGTAAAAAGGGACAGAACGGGCGTTCAATCAGACTCTGACGCACTCTCGCCAGATCAATTGAAACACATCCAAACGAGCGTACTGAGCGCCTCGATGGACATGGCAAAAGGCAAGATCGAGCTAATTGCGCGGATATTCGCAGAAACAGGCATTAAGTCGCTGTTTTTACATATCCACGAGCTGTTGAGGAAGCACCAGGACAGGGTAGAAGTGGCGAAATTACGCGGTGAATGGGTCGATGTAGACCCCGCATCATGGCGAAATCGCCCCGATGTGACCGTAAATATCGGCCTGGGGATAGGCTCAAGAGAGTCGAATTTGATCCATTTGAGCGCAATTAAAGACCTACAGACATCAATGATAGCCGCCGGGGGCATGAACCTAACCGTAAGCCCAATGAACGTGTTTAACACCGCAGCAGAGATAGTCAGGAACGCAAACCTGAAAGACCCCGAGATGTTCTTCACCAACCCAGGTGATACGCAAGCACCACCGTCCTCACAAGAGCAAATGCAAATCCAGCAACAGGCTCAACTGTTAGGTCAAAAAGAGCAGGAACTTAGGGCCTACGAGGACAAGTTGAATAAAACCGCATTACAGCACGAGCGGGAAATGCTCAAAATCCAGAAGACCGATGAACGACATTCTGATGATGTGATGTTGGAGCTTGAGAGCATGAGGAACGACCTGACCGAAATGGAATTGAAATACAAAACGGACATTCCAGATGCCCAGGTGTTTGACTATGATCCGATGACGGGCGCATTAGTCGGTGGCCGATAACTCGGTCCTAGTCAGGGTCAGGGGTCTTGGCTCAATCAGACTGAATCAACCCGCCTCGGTTGCGGGAATCCAGGCCAGCGTGGACCGACAAAACGCCAGCAGGGAGAAGTGGGCGGGCAGAGCCGAATCTGCCAAGGACATAGCCGTTGGCGCGGCCAAGTCGGTAGAGCCGCACCTGCGATTCATGGCCGAAAACACACTCGCCTCCCCCGCATACCTCAAAGTTGTCCTCGATAACAAGTTCCAAGAGGTCAAGGGCTTTGTGGATATGATAACCGAGGGGCTTACGACAGCTCAGAAAGCTGCGTTCCTGACGATGGGATTTAACGGGTTGGGCGACCTAACCGGCCTTGTTGCTGACGCGGAGATGTACTTCACTGATCCTGAATCCAGAACCTGGTTTAACGCCTCGCTCACTGGTGCTGGTGCTGCCGGGGGCGCACTCTCGGTCTCCCCAGCGATAGCTGCCGTACTTCCCCAGATCAAGCGGAACATTGATGCTTGGCATGGTTCGCCACACCGTTTCTCGGGTGCGGACATAAGGTTCTCTGAAAGAATCAACAAGCCCCAAGGGATGGTTACCCCAGCAGAGTCCGAAAGGGTTTCTGCGCTTACCCCGTCTTACGAGTCAAGGAACATAGATGCGCCTGGGGTCAGTATAGTTGACCTAGAGGGGCGGCCATTTATAACGACTATGTCTGACAGAACCGCCGCTGGCGGGTCTTTGACGGGTATAAATAACACCCAGTTTGACTCGCCTGTAAACCTGCGGGGAGGTCAAGACTATATGTTTGACACTATGAATGAGGGACAGGTGTGGGCATCAGACCCAAGGGTGGTCAGGCAGATGCAAGCCGCAGCACAAAAAATAAGCAAAGATACGGGGCAGTCCCCGTTATTCCTTCCCTGGAGAATGACACCATCTGGCGGGGATTACTCAACAATGACCACTGAGGCTATGCTCAATTACGCCAGGGCGAATATGTCATCCAGCGATATTAAAGAAGCCAATAGAATAATAAGGAGCGTTGGTCGAACTGTATGGAAAAAAGATGCCGTCACAGGTAAAGCAAAAAAGGTGACGATAACATCGCCCGAGTTCAATGGGTTAGATAGCCCAGATTCAGTGGCTCAACTATCTGAACTATCAGGAGATCAACGCAAGGTCATTCAGCAAATATTGGATAGAGGGTATAGGGACAAGGGGAGCCTCTCTCTCACCGAGGCTCGGCTTGTTGTTTCGGACCCAAACCAACTTGATGCCCCCGTAGCAGGGTTGCAAAATATTGGTGTTGTTAACCCCGCGCCACAAATAATTGAGAGGTCCGGTCACCCAACCTATGCGGCAGGACTTCCAGGTGCTGGTTTGGGCGTTCTGAAAGAGCAGGTCGGGGCATTCGAGCTACTCCCGGAATTGGCAAGGTATAGGGGGATGACGGATGCTGCGGTTCCCAGCGCAAGAGATGTCAGGGCGCTCCAGATGAAGCCCTACACCGGGACAATAACCGAGCAAATACTCAAAAATTTGAGGCTTTAAGGAGAAAGTTGGGATCGAAAGATTCTGGCGAGAAGCCATCTATTTCCGATGACAGAAAGTCTATAACTTCCTTGTGCGAGATGTTTTTCAGGCCCGTCATTGATCGGCTCACTTCCAGCATGAACAGCGCATCGAACATATCCTCTGGAATGCTAACTTCAGTGTTTATCATGGGGAAATATTGGCGCATGGCGACTCTCCTAAGAGCTTGATTTTACCACAAGCCAGCACCACAAGACCAATATCTAGGAGGATAAATGACCGAGGATAAAAGCAGGAGGGCGATTGATTTAGGGGCAAAGGCTAAGACGCTTTTGGAAAATGAGACCTTAACTCAATGGTGGGAATCAGCAGACCGGAATTTATTTAAGGAGTTCAGGGAAGCGAAGATTTCCGACACGGAAAGGCTGACTGAGATCAAGGCTTTATGTGATGCACAACAGAGCATGAAGAAGGATTTTATCCGATATGTTTCAGCCGGTGAAACGGCCAGCTCGAAACTGGGGAACAAAAAGTATTTCAAATAATACGATTCGTTAAATAACAAAGACCCTTCGGGGTCTTTTTTTATGGAGAGCAAAATGGCAGAAGAAACCTCAACACCAGAGGCTCAACCCGAAAGAAGCATGTCAGAAATTGCACAAGAGGCATTTGGTTCCGGTTTTCACGGCGAAGTTAAAGAATCGCCCAAAGAGGCCCCCGAAGAAGTCTCAGAAGAAGCACCCAAAGAAGTAACAAAAGAAGTACCGACAGAAACCTCAGAAGAAGCCTCACCAGACTTACCTGAAGAGGCACCGCCAGAGCTTGAGAGAGAAACCATCTCAACGGTTCGGCAGTTAATCGAGTCCAGCGACTTCGACCCCGAGTGGTTCAACTCGCTAGAGATCGATGTAAAAGTAGACGGGGAATCGTCTAGCGCGAAATTCAGCGATGTCGTGAAGTCATACCAACTCACACAAGCCGCCGAGAAGCGTTTGGATGATGCTAAGGAAAAGGCAAAAGCGCAATACCAAGCGTTAGCCAACAAGCAGCAAGAGTTAGAGACAGCCTTCCAGGTCGCGGCTGGCGTTCTTCAAAGACAAAAGACGAAGATCGATACAGACGCTGGAAGAGTTGACTGGGAAAAATTGCGGGTCGATGACCCTGCCGAATGGTCTGCAAGACAACAAGAATTTGCAAACCGTAAAGCGGCGGTGGATGTCGAGGTGCGAGAGATCGCCACCTCTTATCAGCAATATTCTCAGAAGGTGAAGCGGGAATCGGACAACACCATGTCCCAAAACCTGACTTCAGAACACGAATCACTTTTAGAAAAACTACCCGAGTGGGCAGATGCAGAAGTAGCCAAAACAGAACAGGCTGCGGTTGGCGAGTACCTTATAACCCAAGGATTCTCACCAGAAGAAGTCGCCAAAGCATACGACCACAGACAGGTAGTAATGGCCCGGAAAGCAATGCTGTTCGATCAAATGAACAACAAGGTGGCCCCGGCCCAAAAGAAATTAAAGATGGTTCCCAAAACTTTACGTTCTGGGACTACGCACAAATCCGAAACCAACCAAACACAAAAGCAAGACCTGATTAACGTCATTAACGCTAACCCGAACAGTCGGGCAGCGGAAGACGCTGGCGTTGCTTTACTGAAATTACGAAGGAGTAATTCCTAATGGCTCAACCTACCAACACATTTGCGACAAACGACATGGTCGGGGTCCGCGAAGACCTCAGCGATGTGATCTACAACGTGTCCCCTGTCGATGTGCCGTTTTTATCTTCCGCACGACACATGGAAGCAACCTCCACCAAGCATGAGTGGCAGACCGATTCACTCGCAGCCGCTGCTGCTAACGCAGTTATAGAAGGCGACGAGGCGACCACTGACGCTGGGGGAGCAACTTCCAGACTCTTCAACTACACCCAAATCTCTGACAAGGTCGCTCGTGTGACCGGCACCGCTCGTGCAGTAAAAGCAGCGGGTCGATCTGACGAGATGGACTATCAGATGATGAAGAAGGGCAAGGAACTGAAGCGCGATGTTGAGAAATCAATTCTTGACAACAAGGCCCAGGTTGCTGGCAACGATTCAACTGCTAGACAAACTGCTGGTGTGCCTACATGGATTTTCACCAACATCAATGACGCTTCAAACGCTACCGCCGCAACAGGCGATGGCTCAGACGCGCACACTGATGGAACAGCCAGGGCATTCACCGAAGACCAACTGAGAAATGTTCTCAGGCTGGCATTCGATGAAGGTGGAACACCCAACGTCTTGTCTGTTGGTGCGTTCAATAGACAGGTTGCTTCCAGCTTTTCACAAGGCAGGAGCAATATGCAGAAGGCCGAAGACAAGGTTCTACACGCCACATTTGACGTGTATGAGTCCGACTTTGGCGAACTGAAGATTATCCCTAACAGATTTCAAGAGTCTCGTACCGCTCTTGTGCTGGACATGGATAATTGGGGCGTTGCCTTCCTTCCTGGTCGCAACATGATTACAGAAGAGCTTGCCAAGACTGGTGACACAGATCGTCGTCAAATCTTGTGCGAGTACGCTGTTCATGCGGGCCAAGAGAAGTCTGGCGGCATCATCAACGACCTGACTGTAAGTTAGGCTTAACCACCAAATTAAACAAGGCTCCTTCGGGAGCCTTTTTTAATCCCAAATAAGGCTCATCATTCTTTAGCCTTGGAGAGAAAAAATGGCATACCCTTACGTACCCCCCTTGCAGAATAAGTTTGTTACTATGCAGATTTCTGATATTTCCACCGCAGGACAGAAGTATTTTGTACCTGGCTTTAACGGAAAGATTCGCAAAATATACTCTGTAATCAATGGCACCATCGCCACTGCTGATGCTGATTTAACGGCGAAGATCGGCGGCACTGCGGTGACTGGCGGTTTGATCACTGTCACGGCTTCCGGCTCTGCTGCCGGAGATGTTGACTCAACAAGCCCCACAGCCTTAAACAGCTTCACGTCATCCCAGGCTGTCGAGATCGAAACAGATGGCGCTAGTACCAATACGATTGCAGTGGCTATCACTTTTGAGTTGGAGCCAGGCTAATGATCTATCACAGCTCATGGGTCGATGTTACGACTGCTGATAATGCCACTGCGACTGCCACCAAGGCAGCCCCTAGTGGTGGAATTAGCCACTACATCACCAGCGTGTCTGGTGGTTATAGTGCAACGAAGTCCGGCAAGACCCTAATCTTGAAGGAAGGCAGTACGGAAGTTGCGCGGTGGCTGGTCTATGACTCGTTTGCCCTGAACCTTTCCAAGCCGATTAAGCTGTCCCCTGGGACGGTTGCCAATCTGGTTTTAGAGGCTTCTGGCACTGGTGGCAATTCCGGCTCTGCTGTGATGTCCGGCTATACTGCGTGAAGTTGTTAGACACTGAGTATGCCGCTGGCATAACAACAAAAACATGGCTGCACACTGACGCGAATGGGGATGATGTATTCACGACCCAAACGCTTCAGAGTGCAGACCCAGTTTTTAAAAAGGCAAAATATCTAGCTCAAAACAAGGGCAAAGACTTTTGCTTTATGGCATCGATTCCCGCCAACATCATTAATGAGATTTGTTACTCAGCCGCGAAGACGTGGGGGGTCAAACCCGTTGATGTGATGAGGGAATTAATGTCCTCGAAAACGGACAGATCGAAAGCTCTCTGGAAGCAACTCACCAAAGGGCGCGACCATAGAAAATTCCAGGCGAGTCACTACGCATGAGTTTAAGCACATTTTCTGATCTCAAAACGTCAATCGCGAATCACCTAGACCGCGATGACTTGACCAGCGAGATACCTGATTTCATTTCCCTTGTTGAAGCGACACACAAACGCTCAACAGACAAGGGCGGCATCAGAATTAAAGAGCAGATAACCCGCGCAAGTATTACTGTGGACTCTCGCCAAATAGCATTCCCCTCGGGTCTGTTAGAGACCCTGACCTTTCGACTGCTGACCAATCCTGTGACCAATTTGAAGTATGTGAATTATCACGAGATGAATCGACTGAGACAGGAAACCAGCGGCAAGCCTAAATTCTTCACGATAGGAAGTGAGTTTGAATTTGATAGATCACCAGACTCTAGTTACTCGGGCGAGATTGTTTACTACAAGCCCGAAACGGCTCTTAGCGATTCAAACACTTCAAACAACATCCTCGCGGCTGATCCGGCCTGTTATCTGTATGGGGCGCTGATAGCTTCGGCACCATTCTTGATGGATGACCCCAGGCTAATCGTGTGGAAGGCACTCTACCAGGAAGCTGCTGACGGTCTCAACGGACTGACCAAGCGCATTCGCAGACCCTCTCACGTAGTGTCGAGACCTGCGGGTGACACGCCTTGATAATCCCCTTCTCTGACTGGAGTCCCGATGGGGCCGATCTTGGATCAGGCAGTGTTCAAATCACTAACGCCGTACCTGCCCAGAGAAGTTTCCAGCCGTTCCCTGCATTAAATGTGTTCACCACAGCGATTACCGCATTCCCCAGGGGTGGAATTGAGGCATTCGACAAGGATGATTCTTCACACTTGTACGTGGGCGATGAGACAAAACTCTACGAGCTTGATTCGTCAGACTTCACCTGGACAACGGTTTCCAAATCTGCCACGACATACACCACGGGTTCCGGCGAGGTGTGGAATTTCGCCAGGTGGAAGAACAAAGTATTAGCCACTAACTTCTCAGATGTTCCCCAACAAGTCACTATGGGAAGCGCAAACTTTACTGACCTATCCACAGCATTTAAGGCCCGGAATATCGCCGTAATTGGTGATTTCGTTGTCGCCTCAAATACATGGGATTCCTCGGATGGGAACGTACCCAATAGGGTGCGGTGGAGCGCGATAGGCGATGAGACAGACTGGACCGTGGCACCCTCGACCCTTTCCGATTACAGAGACCTAACAACGGGCGGCCCCATTAAAAATATCGTAGGGGGTGAGGTTGGGATCATAGTTTCCGAGAGAAGTATTTTCCGCATGACCTTTGTGGGTGCGCCGGTAGTATTTCAGATCGATGAGATTTTGCCCCAAATTGGAACCGTGACCGCTGGATCGGTTACCTCGTTGGGCGATGACGTTTATTTAATATCTGACCAGGGTTTTATACTGATCTCTGGGAATGGTACGGGCATTACCCCAATCGGCGCGGGACGGGTAGATCAATGGTTCTTCTCTGAGTATGACTCGGACTATCCGCATAAAGTCTTTTCCATGCCAGACCCAACTAACAACAGAATCCTGTGGTGCTTCCCAGGCTCGGGTAGTTCATCTGGCAAGCCAAATAAAATCATTATCTATGACAAGACGTTTGATAAATGGGCCTTGGTAGAACAAGAAGTCGAAATGATCATGAAGTCCAAGGGGATCGCGATCACCCTCGATGGTCTTGATAGCTACGGATTTACCAATCTCGACACAATGGACATTTCTCTGGACTCAGGCACTTTTAAGGCCCTGTCATCCAAGGTTGCCGCATTCAACACCAGCAAGAAAATGGGGTTTTTCAGCGGCCAGAACATGACCGCCACCCTTGAGACTGGCGAGGTTGAACTGAACTCCGGTTCTAAGACCGCTTTAAAGGCATTCAAGCCTTTAGTAGACGGTGGGACCGTTACCGCTGAGGTGGGACAAAGAAGTATCCAGTCGGATGCTGTGTCCTGGGGGGCCAGCCTGGCCCAAAGCTCTACAGGCAGATTCACCAAAAGGGTCAATGACAACTACCACAGGATTAGGCTAACGGTCAGCGGGGACTCGTGGACTGACGCGATAGGGGTGCAAATAGACAAGGAAGACGCACCGAAGGCTGGCAGACGTGCCTAATATCAGGCAGAGGCCAGAAGCGCCCCTTAAACACACAAACCCCGATGAACACCGAAGATTAATCGCTATTAGGGCTAACGTCGGCCTTCCCATCGATGGGACTAAACCGATGCTAAAACCGCTCGAATTGGTCTCATACACGGTAGCTACAGTCCCTACTGCTAGTTTGTGGGAAGGGGCAACAATATATGTATCGGACGAAACTGGGGGCGCTGTACTGGCCTTCTCGGACGGCACAAACTGGCGAAGAAACACTGACAGAGCAATTGTGAGTTAAACAAAATGACAGATATGACCAAAGATGCTGCATCTTACATCGACTATACCAATTTCGACCCCTATGCTGGTCCGTTTGGCATTGGCGGCTCTGGAAGCCCCGTGGGTCAGGCCCAGGCTGGTGACGCAGGAAGTTTTGGCCCGCCTCCCGTGATGACAAGAGGCCAAAGAAACGCATTCATCAAGTCTGGGGTTGACGCAATACTCGCATCGAATCGAACCGATGCCGAAAAGACCCAGCTCATTGCCGACATTGCCGCCTCAAACGACATCAGCCTTCGAGACTTTTCGGATGTTTCCGGGATACCTGTTTCTGTCATCACTCAAGCCGCAAACACGCACAAAGTAAACTTCCCCGGCGTATCTCCACCCGCATCCCCGCTAAGGGCATTGGGCATTCCCGCTGATGGGGATTACTCGGCCCAAGAACAAGCTCAAGTCGTAGACCTTATAAACAGGGGTGTGGTGACCCTCGACCAAGCCGCAGACTTCTATGGCGTTTCACCAGAGGCAGCGCAGCGGGCTGTAAGTACCCAACCAATCTCTGCCGCTGTTGTTGGTGGTGTCCCCGGCGCTGGAAGCCCAAACACATCCCCCGTTCAGCAGTCACCGTTAGAGGCATTGGGCATTCCAGTTGACGGCGATTACTCACAAGAAGAGCAGGACCAGATTGTCGGGCTTATCGAAGACGGTGTGATTACTATCGATGAGGCCGCAGACTTCTTTGGCGTTCCAAGGGCTATCGCCCAGGCCGCATTAGATTCGCGCAAGTCACCGCTGGAAGCATTGGGCATCCCTATTGACGGGGATTACTCAACCGAGGAACAGGATAAGGTTGTCGGGCTTATCAAGGACGGCGCAGTTACAGTGGACGAAGCCGCAGACTTTTATGGGGTTCCGAGGGCAGTTGCTCAAGGGGCTTACGATGCACGACAATCACCGTTAGAAGCATTAGGCATTCCAGTTGACGGGGATTACTCGCAGGAAGAGCAGGACAAGATTGCCGGACTCGTTGACTCGGGGAAAGTCTCAATTGACGATGCCGCTGATTTCTATGGTGTTCCAAGGGATATCGCCAGGGCTGCATATAACGCACGGGGGACCACTGACGACACTGACGATACCACTCCCGTTGTGGGCGGGGGGTCCGGCACCACTGGCGTTGTGGGCGGGGGGTCCACTGATACAGACACCGACGATGGCACAGGCTTTTCCCTTCTTCCTGGGGTTGGAGCCGCAGCGGCGGCCATACCTGCATTTACCTCCGCACAGAGGACGGGGTTATTTGGGGCCGCACCCAGCGGCGAAACCTTCAGCACAAGCGTTACGATACCCCCATTTCTGGAGCAGTTCGTAGTCGATTCGGCTGACACTTCCACGGGTGCTTTGAGTTCTCTGGACAAGCTGTTGTCTCAACCAGAAGCCCTGGTATCCCCATTCAACCCGCTTCAAGTTGAGTCACAAGGGCTTGCCGAGGCAATGGCAAGAGACCCTGATGGGTTTCTGACCCAAGCACAAGATGTGTTAAGGGGCGTGGCAGATGACACAGACCTAAAGGCGCTTTTCAATCGAGGCGCTGGCCTACTGGAAAATCCAAGTGGGCTTAGCAAACTGAACACCTTTTCCGGCACTTCGGCATTAAATCCTATAGCGAACACGCAGCTAGAAGGCACCGCGAGTGGCAATTACCTCTACGGGAATCCCGCATTCGATGAGGCTGTACAAGCATCAATCCGAGCTGCCAGGCCGGGAATATTGTCTCGGTTCGCCACGGGTGGACCAGGGGCAGCCGAGGGTGGACTGGCCCAAACAGCAATGCAACAAGCAGCAAGTGACGCATTCGCGGGGCTGTTCAGTCAAGAGCGCGGCAGACAAGTCAACGCATCGGATATTCTAAATACCTCTGGCATCAATGACAGAACATTGCAGCAAAATGCTGCTACTTCGATTGTCGATGCACAACAGAACGCGGGGCAGCAGTTCACAAATATCGCCGACAGAGAAAGGACCAGGCAGATCAACGCGGCTGCCGCACTTCCGCAGTTGGGATTGTTGCAGTCTGGAATCCTGGGCGATATTGGCAACCTACAACAGGCTCAGTCCGAGCGCGAAAAACTCGGGGATGTCAGCGCCATGCAGGAGTTACTCGGGTCATCTTTCGGTAATATTAACCCTACAGTCTTCATGGGTAATTCTCAGGCAGTCCCGATGCAGGACCAAAACAAATGGCTCACCGGATTGGGCGGTGGCCTTCTGGGAAGTCAGCTCGGCGGGCTTCTGCCCAAAGGGTTTGATTTGTTCGGTATGAGTGGCTCACAAGCTGGCGGTGTTCTGGGTGGATTATTGGGAGCATTCGGATAATGCCAAATTTGCAAGGTCTATTGGGCAACCCCACATTCAACTTGGGTATCGGACTATTGGGGGCGGGCGGAAGAAGGCCAGGGCTACCCGTGAACCTCGGGCAAAGATTCGCCGAGGCAACCGATTTCGCCAACAGCCGGACCGCTCAGTTTCAGCAGCTCCAGGCACAGAGAAACCAACTGTCCGCACAGAAAAGACAGCAAGAGGCGTTCCAGGGAATCCAGGGCTTACTGAGCAACCCCGCGTCTAACATCCCTGCGGCAATCAGAGCGCCAGATGCAATCCAGAACCAACAGCAGCAATTACAAGGTTTTCTGGCACAGGCTAACCCACAGGGGTTCACCGAGGCATTAATTAACCAACAGATGGCCCCAGTAGCAACTTCCAAGGCCCTGCAAGACTGGATACGTATGGGCGGCGGCCCCCGTGATAGACAAGGCTTCATGAAGTTCCAGGGCAAAGGGACAAGCTCCCTGGATCACATTGCGGGTCTGCTAGATGCACAGCAGTTGAAGGAATTACTACGAGAAAACGCACAGGCATCCTTGCAGCAAGAGCAAGATGTCCGCAGAAGGAAAGTCGGGGCGAGTCAAAGCATAGCCGAGATTAGCAGTCTGCTTGATCTGTTTGACGAGGCTAGGGGAACACCAGCAGAGCCTGGGCTTTTCACTGACTTCATTCGGACGGGTTCGTCAGCACAAGCCGCCATCCAGAACCTGTTTGGCGGGTCGATGGACGCGGGAGATATTGCAGAAAGAATTGAAAAGATGAATAAGAGCTTCAGTAGGTTGGGGTCTCAGCTCATTCCAGATACTTTCCTGGGATCGAACAACAAGCTGGCGTTCTTCGCCAACCAGCTCCCATCATCAAACCTCCAGATGGGGTCGAACATCTCGATTCTTGACTCATACCTCAAAGCTATAATCGACGAAGATGAGATCGATGATGGGGTGCTTAATTCCTCCGAAGGCGCTCAGCTATTAAGAGAAAGGATTAAAGCAATGACGACCCCTCCCCCTGCGGGATTCATTGAGGACCAAAAATGAGCGAAGCAAGGACAGCAACAAACCCCCAAACGGGAGAGCAGGTTAAATTAATCGATGGAGTTTGGGTTCCAATCGGAAATGTCAACGCGCACCGCCCCCCCGCCCCAGGAAAATTCCAGACTTTCGGGAGGAATCTAGTCGGCAGTATGTTTGAAGGCTCTCAGAATCTTGTGGAGCAAGGAGTCAATGCGTCGATTAATGCGGTAAATGACGTTATCCAAGATACTACTGATTTATTCGGCACCCCCCGGGCAGAGTCTCAGCGGGGGTGGATGCCACAACTCCCCAACCTTCCCAACGCACCTCAACGCGCTGGTCCTCCCCAGATACCCAACGTGAACCTGCCGAGGTCTTCTAGAGATGATCTTTTTGCGGCCACTCAAATGGCCGGGGAGGGTGCGGCTGCATTAGCCACTGGAGACTTTAGCCAGTTCTCACAGAATCCAGTGCAGCAGCAACAGCAGATATCTCAGGCCGCGCGAGCGCAGAATCCAATCTCGGCAGAGGCTGGTAATTTATTTGGTCCGGCTTTAATGGTTAGCGCCGCCAGGTCTCCAGCAGCAGCAACAAACGCAATCAGGGATATTGCCCGCCAGACGCTGGCGGCGCGTAATGGATTTGGGTTTATGCGGGGAGCTGCTGCGGGTCCGAGCAGCGGGGGCGCAGTAAGCCTCAGTCGGGCAGTGAACAACGCATTCTCCACCTCAAACACTGCCCAGTGGGTAGCTACCAGGTTTCCGCGACTTGTCGGGGCTGGTCTGGAGGGTGCAACAATAGCCATGATTGATAACGGCGACCCCTTAGAGGTTGCGGCCTGGGCCGCTGGAACACAGGCTGCGGGGAGTATCTCTTTGACGGCTCTATCTGGTCTTTCTGGCGGTGGAAACATCGCAAGTAAAGGACTGAGGATTGCCGGAGGTGCTGCGGGAATGGCTATGTTCCTAGAAATTGCAAAGAACCTCACCCCAGGCGGTGAGGAGCGGGACTTTGCGCGCATGTTTGAATCGATGGGAACCACAACGGCGAAGGTGGCCGGATTCTTCGCAGTGGGAGCGTTTGCTGGGATTGCTGGCCTTGGTCGCACTCCATCGCGGAGTACATCAATGATGAACATGGCCTCTTCATTCTCTGACGCAATAACGGCCCTACCCCGAAATGCCGTTTTTTCTGTAATTAATAACGCGGTGAAGGATGACAGGATTGAACCAGTTTTAAACAAGCTGGCAAGTGACCCTGGCTACTTTGGTCCAGAGGTGGCCCGAAAGATAGAGAGGGCCTTCACAAGTGGAGCAGCGTCCCTGACTACAATCCTTGACGACCTATCCCAGAACATCAAATTCCAAGAGAGGCTTGACGCACTATGAGCAATATTTCGCAATGGTCCACTACTGCGGGCAGCAATAACTCAGCGCCGCCAGACGGATTCCCAGAAAATCAAGCGCCTAGCACTCTGAACGATGGTATTCGGGAACTAATGGCCGCTGCCGCAAAGCAGTACCAGGACACAGATGGGAGCCTGGTCACAACTGGAACCGGGACGGCCTATGTCCTGGCTACGAACAATTCACACGCCGCACTGGGCGACATAGGATTTACTGCGTTCAGAATAAGCACCATTAATACCGGATCGGCCACATTGGCCGTTGATGGGTTGGCCGCCAAAGCATTGCAGATTCGCGGTTCTAATTTAAATGCCGGGGACTTGCTTCAGGACGTAATAGTTGCGGTGGTCTATAACGCCACCAATGACAAGTTTGATATTTTGGGTGTTGGCCGGTCCTCGTTGGATTTGAACGGCAACGAACTGATCTTGGACGCTGACGGTGACTCATCAATCACTGCTGATACAGATGACCAGATCGATATTAAAATCGCGGGTGCAGATGACTTCCAATTCACTGCTAACGACTTTACCGCACTCAGCGGATCTGTCATTTCAACTGACACTATAAACGAAACTACATCCGCTAATGGCGTGAATGTGGACGGGGTTATCTTAAAAGATGCCGGTGCCACTTTCGGGGCCAATGTCGTATCAGATACAGACTCAACCGACGACCTGGGGACCACAGGCGTAAGATGGGCGAACCTCTATGTAGACAATGTGGTTGTGACCAGCAACGTCGATGGCAGAGACCTGTCAACGGACGGGACCAAACTTGACGGAATAGAAGCATCCGCAGACGTGACAGACGCAACAAACGTGAACGCTGCCGGTGCTGCGATGAACACAGACTCAACCACAGCAGGTATGAGTTTTGTCATCGATGAAGACGGGATGGGGTCTAACCTGGCGACAAAGGTTCCCACTCAACAATCTACTAAAGCCTATGTCGATGCCCAGCTTATTGCTGCTAACGCCTTATCTGGTGCTTTGGCTATTGGGAACACAACAGGTGCTTACAACATTGTTGTGGATTCGGGCCAGGCGATCACAACCAACACCATATCAGAGACCACAGCAGACTCTGGTGTGACGATTGATGGACTGCTGATAAAAGACAGCACGATCACGTCACCTTCTCTAATCACCCCCGCTCTAGGCACTCCGGCTTCGGGGGTGTTGACCAATGCGACTGGGCTTCCTAATAGTTCCGTTATTGGTCTTGGTACTGCGGCTCTGGTAGCAACAGGAACTTCTACGGGTAACGTCCCGTTGGTGGGTACTAAATCTTCCACAACCACACTAGCTGGGCTAGTAGAACGCTCAACATCTGCCGAGAACGTCACGGGTACAGATGACACGGTTTATCCAACTGTGGCTGGCACTAAGGAGATGATTGATACACATACATCAGCAGGTGGAGTACGCGAATTCACAGCCACTGGCACGATTGCTAATGGGATTATTGTTACGCTAGAGAGCGATGGGACGGTGAAGGCTACTACTGGAGCAATAAGCACTCCAGCGGCAGGGACACCTGTCGTTTTTGAATCTGCTACCACGTACTTCACATCAACCATATTCGATTCAAATAGTAATAAAGTTGTTATTGCTTACGCGGATAATGGTAACTCAGTCTACGGTACAGCCGTTGTAGGAACAGTTAGTGGCACAGCAATATCGTTTGGAACTCCGGTTGTTTATGAATCTGCTGCTACTTACAACATAGCAGCCACCTTCGATTCAAACTCTAATAAGGTTGTTATTGCTTATCGAGATAATGGCAACTCACTATACGGCACAGCCATTGTTGGAACAGTTAGCGGCACAGCAATATCGTTTGGTACTGCCGTAGTTTTTAATTCTGCTGTGACAACAGAAATAGGAGCCACTTTCGATTCAGACTCTAACAAGGTTGTTATCGCTTACACGGATGATGCCAACTCAAGCTACGGCACAGGAATAGTTGGAACAGTAAGCGGCACATCAATATCTTTTGGAACTTCGGTTGTTTTTGAAACTGCTTATACGCAGGCCACATCAGCCACTTTTGATTCAGATAGCAACAAGGTTGTTTTTGCTTACTCGGATGGGGGTAACGGTGACTACGGCACATCCGTTGTAGGAACAGTAAGCGGCACATCAATATCTTTTGGAACTCCGGTTGTTTATGAATCTGCCAATACGACTTATATATCAGCCACCTTCGATTCAAACTCTAATAAGACTGTTATTGCTTATCGAGATACGGGTCACTCATACTACGGCACAGCAATAGTTGGAACGGTAAGTGGAACAGCAATATCGTTTGGTACTGCTGTTGTTTTTGAAGCTGCTACTACGACTTTTATATCAGCCACCTTCGATTCAAGTGTCAACAAGGTCGTTATTGCTTACAATGATAATGGCAACTCAAACTACGGTACAGTAATACAGGGAACAGTGAGTGGCACAGCAATATCTTTTGGCACTACTGTTGTTTTTGAATCTGCTAATTCGTCCTACATATCAGCCACCTTCGATTCAGACTCTAGCAAGGCTGTTATCGCTTACTCGGATGTGGGTAACTCATCCTACGGCACAGGGGTAGTTTATGGTTCAACCATAACCACAGATGTAAATAACGAAATAGGCATTGCTGCCGAGGCTGGGACAGACGGGAATCCGCTTGATGTAACAATACTCGGCGGTGTGAACGCAAGCCAATCTGGTCTTACAATCGCCGCTGAATACTGGGCCGCTTATGGCGGTACGCTCAGTTCATCAGACACAGGCTATCAGAAAATGGGCGTTGCGCTCAGTGCGACAGAGCTGCTAATCAAAGGGGATAGCTAGTGAAATTATCCGTTTCCGCAACAAAATTAACAGTTAAAGGAGTGAAAATATGAGCAAAACTATTACACGAAAATCAGATAATGTGTCGGTGTATTTATTACATGATGATGCAACGGTGGATTTAGCTGCCACTCCCAGTGCGACAGTGCGCGGGAATACAGATGGAACAGTTGATTTTGATATTGGCGATCTGGATTCAAGTAACGCTGATCTTCATTCTAGTGTGACTGCGCCGAGTGGATGGCAAGGCGGCAAACATACTTATGACGGTAGCTCTTGGACAGAGGTTGATGGCTGGGTCGATCCTACCGTAGCCGAAATTGCTAGACTAGAAGCACAAATAGTCGAACTGCAAGCCACGCTTTAACTTTGGAAGGACTTGCTATGCCAGCCAGACAGTCATCAATGCGGTCGGATTTACAGGACGTTCTAATCACTGTTGCGCGTATTAGTGGTAGCTGCCCCTTCGTTGCCGCAGCTCGAAAAATCCATCATGTTGAGGGTATTCGTGCATATACTTTCTGGCGTAGTGTGATATCCATCCATCATCAATTTTGTAGTCGCCCCCTGTCCCCACGGCGCTCTCCCATCTGATCCGATGGAAGATGCATTTGGCCGAAAAATGCTCCCTCCTGGCTGCCACTTGTAAAGCGAATTTACAGAACATCCTGTATATCTCTGGATTCGTTGCGTCGAACTTTACAAAGTTATCTCGCGTCCATTTCCCCGCCATAATACTCTCCAAACAATTACACTTATCGCGTTGTAAGTCGTTGATTCTATTGCGTCGAAAAGCTGTATTTTGCTGATTTTGCGAGGCTTTCATTAGGGCTGTAGCTCAACAACCACGCGGCCTCTGTCTGGATTCCATATAATTTCAGCTAGAAAAGGATGCTAACTTTCCCCCCTAAAATTCTCCATACATATCAAATACCTACCGCAACACCTCAAAAAATTACACTTATTTACACTTATTTTACACTTATTATATCTCTAAAAAGGCTTCCGACTTGATGTGTTTTGGCTCATCTGGGTCCAGATAAATGTCGGTCGTGGCCTCTTGCTTGTGTCCCATGAGGTTTTGAATAACCCCCTTGTCAAACCCCCTCAGTTCATACATTCGGCTGCCCAGGCTTCTCAATTCGTGAAGGGTTGGCGGGTTGCTTTGATACAAACCGCTTGCCGTCACTGCCTGGGTGAATGACCACGTTAGCATTGATGGCAACACATCGACGTTGTTCCCGTGAAGCGGCGCTCTGCATATCAGCTTTCTGGTCCCGAGCCTCACCGCCTCAACCCTGCGCCTGGCAATGACAGATTTCAGGGACTCACCTATTTCGATCTCTATGTGCGTGTCCGTTTTTTCCCGCCATACTCGGAGCTTGTTGCCTTTAATCATCCCCAGGTGGATAGAGCAGAGAACCTGACGCGGCTGGAGAGAAATTAAAGCCAAGTCCATTGCATCTTGCAGCCAAGGCTCTGCACACTCGCGAATTTGCAGGTATTGCTCGTAGTTCTTTATTCGCTGCCTTTTGCGCGGCTCTCTCGCTGGGTCAAGGATTCTGTCACCAACATTAAGCCCTAGCCTCATCCCTTTGCCCATTGCAAAGGCATCCAACTGCCGACACAAAGATATTGCTGGTCGGCGGGTTGTCCCGCTGAAGAGGTAATCGACCATTTTGGAAAAAAACAGAACGTCCGTGTCTTCGTAAACCCTATCGCCGCCGTATTCCCTCATTTGGTCCAATTTATATATGTGCTGTTTGAGAGTCGATGCTGACCACCCCAGGGCAGCGGGCCTTTCTGTGATGAATTTGTCGATCACTTCAGAAAATAGGGGTAGGCGGTTGCGCCCCTGGATAGCCCTTGAGATTCTGTTGGCCTCGCCAGACAGTTTCGCGTTGATTATTCGGGCCATATCGTTGGCCGCGATAACGTCTTTACCAAAAGACTCATAGTGGTCCATGCGCGGGTGCTTGTAGGTCACGTACCCCGCCTGATTCACCCTGACATACCTCTCAAGGTGCCTATTCTGTCGTGTTCTGATACGCCCCACATCATCCCCTAGCACCGCATCCCCCTTAGTAGCTCGTCAGCCCTGGCGTTGCCCGTTGTGACGGGGGATAGGTCAACGTACCATAACCCGCCCTCCTTGCACCCAGCAAGCTCATTCCGCTGAATCCTGGCAACAATAGTCCGTGGGTCTGGACCTTTCCCAAAGTAGTTATCGCTAATATATTCGCTGACTTTTTGCTTCATTCAATATGCCTACAAAACCTGAAAACCTATACACAATTGCTAATGTGCGCCCCCACTACAGAGGCGCAGCGCACCACTTCTAAGCTCCCTGCACCTCGCTATTTCTCAGTGTAGCCTTGGCGTTAGCCAGATTTAAGACAGCCTGAGAGAAGTGCATGGCGTGACCAGCCTCGTCCTGCTTGCCTGATTTTTCGGACAGCAGTTTTATTGCTTCGTTGATCTCGGTTTCATTTGTCATAGGGTTCTAACTCCTAATGGTTAGCGCGTTAAGTAGCCAAGCAGAGGTGCGCCGATACTCTGCCCGGATAGATGTGCCGTACAAAGCGCATTAGCGCCTTATGTGTTGCACTTAAAAAGGAATCGTATCTTCGTCGAAAATGTCGGGGTTAAACTCAGGCTTGACCTCTTGTTTGGCTTGCCCTGCCAGGTTGGAATCTTGAAATTCACTAACCTTCCCGCTATAGAGTTTGAACGATCCGTCCTCGCGCTTTTTGAGCCAGGCCGCGAGCCTGAAAGTCTGACCGTTCTCCAGCTCAATCTTGCCCGATAGATCGGGTGCTTTCTCATTGCCCTTTTTGTCATGTCTGAATAGGGCGAAAGTGTTGGTGTTGTCATAGTCCATGTTCATTTGGTTTCCCCTTGCTTTCAAAATATGCAGTTCTCGCTGCGTGGTACTCATTTGACTTCATTTTCTTGATCTCTTCGGTGGTGAATATGCCGCCCTTAGTGGGAGCAACCCACAGGGCTGTTGCAACCTCTTTGCCCATCTCGTACAGATACATCGCCGCGATCTCGTATTCGTTCTCTTCGAGCGCCTCTTTGATGGCGAGTACGGCTTTAAGATTCTCCCCGTCTCTGAGCGCTTCATTGTGTTCCAGAAGTCTTAGGTAGGGCATCTCGCCCGAGGCAAAACCGTCATCATCTGTATCGCTTGTCGTTAGTCCAAGTGCGCCGACCAGGGTGTATCTTTGGAGGTATGTCGAGGATGAGCCAATGGCCTGAATTTTGTTCTTGTTCCCCGAATCGTCGGGCGGTGCAAACATCGTGTTCGATTCGCTGTGGCCCATGACGTGAGTTATCACGCAGCGTTGCCCGTCTCTGGTCTTCTTTTGCACCGCTTCCCAGCGATAGGACAATTCACACTCCGCCAGTGGTTCTTGAAGAAGTTCTTCCATTTTTTCTAGCGGGCAAAATTTGTAGACAACCTTGTCTTTCCCGTAAGTAACGTCACTGGTTTTTGGAAGGATTGGTTTGAGCGATTGGAATTTGAGCATGGCCGAATCAAAAGACTTCTTGGCCTCTGCCGCTTCCCACTTTTGCTTTAAGTCAAAAAGACCCGACAGAACATCAACCCCAGCGCCTTGAGCTATGGCCTGTTCTATGAACGTGTCAGGGTTCTGGATGATTTGGACCTTCGCCACGGCCTTCAATTTGGCTCACCAACTGGGTTAACTCGGTGCCTTTCAACAAGTTCCTGCGCCTCTTCGATCTCTCGCTTGAACATTCGGTCAAGATTAATATATAGCATCATCGCCTCGGCCACTTTGTCTGGGTTTATCTGTTTCACCATTTTAGGTAAGTTCATCCTGGGCTGTCTCCTGCATTATTGGATAGATGTAATCGGTGATCTGGTTGAGCATGAATTCGCCCAACAATTCGTGGGCGACCCTCTTTTCGAGTTCGCCCTTAGAGATATATTGGATGGTTGTGACTACCTGCGCCTGAAGCCTCAGTTCGTCGATCTTGCTCATTTCCACCAGGCTCTCCCAAAACACGGCATCACCGCTCCTTATGGCCGAGACCATCATCTCCTGGGCCAGTTGGTCGATGCGTTCCTGCTTCTGCTCCAGCTCATCCAGCCTTTGCTCATCCTCCCAGTCTTTGCGGGCCAGGTCTGCCGCCACTCTGCAAGGGTGATCGTTCACACGGCCCCCAAAATCATGAAGATAATGGCAATCCAAACTACAGCAGTGAGCGGCAGGTAGATCAGAGCGTCTTTCGTTTTGTCTTTCATGGTTCCTCCGAAAAAATAGGGGCCAGACTTCGACCCCTCAAGTCAAGGATTAGTAACTGGGCCTCGGTCTATAACTTCGCCCAGACGGGATATAAGCACAGACGTGTATTGCGCCAGGTCATCCAGGGGTGCTTCCAACAGGACATCTTCAATAGCCGTCCGCACCTTGAACTCTGCATCCAAATCTGCTTGCTCCTGCCGCCACGTCCGCATGTATTGCTCACGGGGTTCGCCGATAATTTTTCTTTCGACTTCTACTTCTGCCACGGCGGTTACTTTTTCGCCCAGGTCGCCAGCATTGCTTTCAGTGGCATCGACCTCGCATGTTTTCACTCGCCGCTCGTTCAAAAAAGCCAGCAGTCCTTTCTTGTCCACTGGCACTTCAGCGATATCACAGCTTGTGTTGTGTTCCTTCGCCAGTTTCTTGGCGTCAGCCTGTGTTCCTGTCCAATGCCCCTGCGGGGTCGAATAAAGTTTCATCTTGTTTCCTCTCTGGGTTGTTGCTGTGCTTCTGCCCAAAAACCCGCCGAAGCGGGTAGGGGTTACTGCTTGGGTTGGTGCTTAAATGCTGACTGCGGAATTAACCTCTGCCAGTGCGTCTGTGTAAGCTGTGTGCAAGCCTGAAACTATGTGCTGAGTTAGGTGCGGCAAAGCCTTGTTATTTTCTGGGCTTGTTTCGTCTACCCGCTTTTGAAGTAGTAGAACTAGATTAATTTCTTGTTGCTTACTCATTTTGTTTCTCCTCTCTTGGTTTTGTTGCTGTGCTTCTACTGGCTTAGGGAGCCGAAGCTCCCTGGTGGTGGTTGAGGTCTGTTAGACCCTGCCGAAGTTCCAGAGAACCTTGCGGCCCAGCCTTGGCCCCCAAGAAAGCAGTTTCAAGCTGCCGTCTGCCATCAAGGTCAGAGTGTTGACTCTGAGGATTCCAGGGCCGAAAGACTTACGAGCGGCCTGGCGTGAATCGGAGAGAGTTGAAAACTCTCGGCTTATGGTGACATCAACTAGGTGTTGAATGTCTAGGGCATCCCTTGCGGGGGTTCCTTCTAGCGGTAGGGCTAAACTCATATCGAGTCCTCCAAGGGTGGGTTTTTGCTGTTTTTCTGCTTCTGGGAGTACATTAGCAAACGCTAAATATCGTGTCAATAGCAATTGCTAATTATTTTCAAAATAATTTGTAGCTCCGTGAAATTGGGTCGGCGGCAGGTCTGCGCTAAGGAATTAGCTCAGGGGTTGTTTACTGATAAAATGTACAGTAGTATAAAATCAACGGACTGCTTGATAAAACGAACACCCAGGGAAGCCAAGCAGTTAGGTGCCGCAAATGGGAAACCCCAATCCGCTAGTCGATGAATTCAACAAGATATACCCGCAACTTAGCTACGAACACCAAGACATTCTAACCAAATTGGTCATCGATCTTTCTGTTTCGCAAGGGCGTGAAAGGCCCGCGCAGCATCCAGTACCCGGCGCTGATCGTCGGCCCCCAGGTCGCTCATGATTGCCCCAACCTCTTGAATCGGACCACCAGACTTCGTCTCATCGAGTTCGCCTGGCCTCAACTTTGCCTGTTTCTCGAACTTTCTCGCAGCCTTTTCGCCAAACCCCCTGTGGCCGTTCAAAACCTGGGATATGTAGCTCGCATCGAGGTTGAATTTACGCGCAAAATCGGCAGCATTGTCAGACTTCCCGGCAATGGTTGCTCGTAAATTGTTGATTCTGACAGTTTGTATGTCCACTTTCCCATTCTGACTACAAATCGTAACTTATCCAATGAAATTAGCATTTGTCAATTGATTTGTGCTTGACAAATATAATTAGCATTTGCTAATATTTATCCATCTATTTATGATTTTAACTTTGATGACACCAAAAATGCAAAATCCAGTTAAGGCAGCGGCAGAGGTTCTCGGTTCCCAGAAGATTTTGGCCGAGGAGTTAGGTGTTGCCCCAAGTTTTGTTAGTCAGTGGGTATCAGGCCACCGGAGAATACCCCCTGTATATTGTAAAAAAATCGAACATCTGACCAACGGGACAATTTCCAGCGAGAAGTTGCGCCCCGACATATTCGCGGAACACAAGTTTGGAGTCAGTCCACATGACAACACTCAGAATCACCCTAGCGGCAATGGCGGGAGCAGTCATCACCGCGATCGTATTCTTGTCGCTCCCAGTGGAAAAGGAACAGCAAGAGACTGCGGGAGAGCCAGTGCCAGTGCCACAAATTCCCCAGGTCACATTGAATGTTGACGGGGTCGAGTGCTGGTTCGCGAACTACCCACGACTGACCTACAGAGTTGCTGACCAGGCTGTTGATGTGATGATTACATGCAAGACAGTGATCCTTGATCACTATCTTCCAGCAATTGAGCGGACCCAGTGACCCCTCATGAAAGACATCATTGACCTTGAGACTAGAGATAAAATGATTCTGGAAGCAGAGAAGCGCATAGCTGACGGCGAAGAAATCGCAAGAAAAATCAGGGCAGACTACGAAGAGCAATTGAAGGTGATCGCCGCCGAGAGAGAGGCGATATCGTTCTGGAGACTTGAATAATGGCCGGTTGGATCAAACTGCACCGGAAGATCAGGGAGAGCTGGGTAGTCAAAGACCCCGAAAACTTCGCTGTTTGGATTCACCTACTTTTGGACGCGAACCATTCCAAAAAAACCAAGTTTTTTAACGGGCAAAACATCACCATCGAGCGCGGACAATTGGTGTTTGGAAGGAAGGCATACAGTCAAAAAACGGGCGTATCTGAGGCCAAAATAAGGGCCTTTTTGAACAACCTAGTGAACGACCAAGCGATCACCGTCCGAACGACCAGCCGATACTCAATAATCACGGTGCTTTCGTACAATTCCTACCAGCTCAACGACCAGCCCAGCACCGTCCCAACAACCACACTAGAAGAAGTAAAGAAGATAAGAAGTAAAGAAGTAAAGAAAGAGTCCGAGAATAAATTCTCTGACGCTGACCTGGAATTAGCCGGGGTGATATTTTATCGCGTCTTGATTGCAGCACCAAAGACAAAACCCCCAAATCTTGATAGCTGGGCTAACACTGTCCGCTTGATGCGTGAGCGTGATGGATACACGCACGAAGAGATCGAGCAAGTATTTCTATACGCCAACCATGACAGTTTCTGGAAATCACAGATTCTTAGCGTTTCAAATCTCAGGAAAAAATTCGCCAGTCTTCATTCCCAAATGTCCAACGGAGAAAATAAAAATGCAAACAGCAATGGCAATCGTAGGCAGTCTCGGGGGGAATACTTCGACGAACAACAGCGAGCGTATGAGCGAAGGGTCCAAGCGGCGGGCATTGGTGATGAGCCGCGTGTGGGGGAAGCTCACTAGCTTCAATCTTATCCATGAGCCAGTCGGGTCTCAGATGTTCAACGATTGGTCCCAGGCCCTACTTGAATTCTCTGAAGACGAACTGAAGCACGGACTGGGATTGGCAGAGAATCACCAGGGGTTTTTGAATCTCGGGATATTCAAAAGCTACTGTCGTCCGGTTAAGGTTCCGTGTCACCGGCCATTCCTACCAGCACCGGAATCGAAACGGATTCCGAAAGAGGAATTCCACCGCAAAATCAAGCAGATGAAGCAGGAACTGGGCCTGTGACGCAAGACGACTGTTACGAGACTTGTGCAGATGTCCGCGAGATATTGCGTCGAAACGGCCTGTGGTCAGCAAAGTCCCACGTTAGCCCCATGTGGCGGCGGCCCCAAAATACCGCCAGGGCGCAAATGGAAATGATCCAATATTATTATCCTACTATGGGTCCAGCGACTCAAAAAAGGGCAAACAAAACCATGAAAATTCTCAGCGAACAACATTGGATAGACGGCTAATGCAAGGTAAACGCAAATGCAAGCCATTCGACCCTGGCCTCACCCAGTACGCCTGGAATGAGAACCAGGCCAACATCTATGCGACCTATGGCCGTGTTGGCAGCAATATCAACGAAGTTGCCCGTGTGCTGGGCATGGATACGGGGGCAATTAGCAAGACCATCAGATCAATAGAAAAGCGCGCAGCTCAAAACGGGTGGACACCAGAATCCAACCTGGCTCGACACGTCCCGGAGGGATATCACGTAAAAGGAAAATCGATACTTTTGGATGGTGACGGAGAAATTAAACAGCAGTGGCTGAAAACGGACATGGACCGAGAGCGGCAGCAAGAGGCGTTCAAGACCTTCATCGAAGAGCTGTCGAGAGAAGTCAAACCAGCCAAACCACAGAAACTCACCGGCAAGAAGCGCGACCCCAGCCTGATGAACGGAATTTTCGTTGGTGACGGCCATTTCGGGATGTACGCATTTGCGCCAGAGACAAAACACTCAGATTTCGATACAGACACGGCATCGGAGTTTGTCCGCAAGGCTATCGACAATCTCGTTTCGAGAGCCACAGAAGCCAAGACGGGTCTATTGGTCAACGTGGGCGATCTAATCCATACCAATACCTCGCACAACACGACATTCAAGGGAACCCCGGTGGACACCGACACGAGGCTGCACCGAGTGATGAAGGTTGCTGCTGACACCCTGCGATATGGCATCGACTCAATGCTCCAGAAGCACGACAAGATCATCGTGGTGAACGCTCGGGGTAATCACGACCCAGACACAGCTATTGGCATCCAAATCGCCCTAACGATGCGTTATGAAAACGAACCACGGGTAACGATATTGGAGACGAACACCTGGATGCACTACATCGAGTGGGGCAAGTGGCTCATTGGCATAAATCACGGCGACAAGATCAAGCCAGCCCGCTTGGTCAACGTAATGGCCCGGGACATGGCGGAAGCCTGGGGCAGGACAACTCACAGGATGTGGGCGGTTGGTCATATTCACCACGAGAAGGTCATCGAGATCGACGGCTGCACCGTCCAGGCATTTGCAACCCTGGCACCACGGGACAGTTGGCACACCTCCGCAGGTTACGGTTCAGACCAACAGATGCAGATGATCACATTCAAGAAAGAGGGCGGGAAGCACTCTACCTTGACCTATGAAATCCCACGGCCTGTGGTCGAGGCCGATGCGCGAATAAAATGAAAACATTCACCCTCAAAACCAGGGAACAAACCATTGAACTGGCGCAATGGTGTACCGAGCAGATTAAGGCGCACGGATTGGTCAATGTGGCGGGAAGTCATAAGACAATCAGGGTCGAGGAAATGAGCATCAGAAGCCTGGACCAGAATGAAATGAAGGAAATGCAAGTAAAGTACGTTGCATCGCAGCTCAACGGCAATGACGAACACTCGACCAGGCTGGAGCTGAAATATCGCTGCGGGATTCCAATACTGTGCCGTGATGACGAAAAGTTTTTGGGGTTCTGCAAGATGGCGCTCTCACCACTGAGTTACGAGAACAGAGTTAAGGCGATGGAATTCGTCCCGGTGACAAGTGAAATGGGCGTGAAGCAGATGAGCGAGTACATAGAAAAGGTTTTTGATATGTACGCGGAACAGATTGACTGGGGAACACTCGGTAAGGACAAGGCGGCGTGAAGCCCAGGGCCAAACAATGGTTACGCCTAACGGCTGCCTCTGTGTTTGTCATTGGGCTTGCTTTGCTGGCAGTAGCGTGGGAAAGCACAGAGGTCATGCCCCCCCAAAAGGAACACGTAGATTTCAGTTGCAACGAAGTCAAAGAGACCGAGTTTAGAGTCGGCCACCAGCTCACCTGCTGGACAGAGCCATTCACGTTGGGGATTTGGTTTGTGTTCGAGTATTCGGCTGGCGGGGTTGTCCCCAGGTCAACCTCTGGCTATCCAACTGACAGCTTCACGGTCTGGATTCCGAGAGACCCAGGCCCACTGGTTAGAGTCGTTCTGGTGATAGGGGATCACGCCATCGAGAAGGACATACGCATTCACGCTGAATATTTGGGCGCTGCAATTGCGGGCAAGTTGAGCTGGGTGTCCACGCCAATT